ATACCTTACTACCTAATGAAGCATCACCAGCATTTACAAGAAGCGTTTCTGTTAAATCAGCAATAGCCCCATCTTCTACACCTGTGCCTTCTGTGGCAGAGTGTACGTTGATGTCAGGGTCACCACCTGCAGGTGCTTCAAAACATTCCATGCTACCAGCAATGATTGTTCCGTTTTCTGCTGCTGTAATTTGACCTATGTGACAAACATTAGATGTACCATTAACACCAATGATATCACCATTTGCTGTTGATCTTAATCCTGTTAAATCAATTAATATTCTTGTTGTGATTATTCCGCCTTGTCTCATAACAGAGCTTCTATAAATAGTTCCAGTACCACCTGTGATACCAGTTCCTGCTTCTGTAGAAAGTTTATTTGCGTCTAAAGATGCAAATCCACTTGAGTTTATGCTGGATTGAGTTGTGAAAGCTCCGGTTGTAGCATTCTTGCTTACAGAAGTAAATCCGCCTTCAGAACGGACCGGACCTGAGAAAGTTGTATTAGCCATGTATAATCTCCTTGTCGTGGCAAATGTCTGCTAATGCAGTCAAGGGTTAAAGGAAGGGAGCCGGAAAGGAACAGCTCCCTTTAGGGGTTTATGCTCCCGGTGAACCAAACATTCCGAGAGGATCTGACACACCAAATGAGTATCTCTCACGGGCTTTGTATCTTACGTTACCTGTGTTGAAATCCCCATCCATTGATGTAGACATTGGTGTTCTCACAAACATCTTCATTCCGTTAGGAACATCAGTTGTCAAGAAAAACGCATCTGTATCTGTCAAATAGTGATTAACAGCAAAACCCTCTGGAATAGATCCATTGGTTCTGATTGCGTTTAAGTCGTTATCTGCTGTTCCAACTCTTAGCTCTGATTGTAACACTCTAGTTGCAACAAACATTAGCGCTGGTGGAACGATAAGTTTTCTAGGTCTTGCTGCAATCAACAAGCCTCTTTCGTCTACGAAAGCTGCAATGTCAATAACCGCTTGTTCTAGAGATGTCTCGTTCAAGTCAGCATTTGTTGTCAATCTATTTTTATTGTTACCACCAGCTACCGTTGGGTGAGCTGTGTTAAACAATGTTACACCATCGCCACTAGTGAATGTATCAAAGCCTGTGTTAAGCAATGAAGCAGCTTTAGTCTGCTTTGTGTAAGCCATTGCTCTTGCTAGTGCTTTTGTATAACGAGCAGACAATGAATCATAAAGATTATCCTCCATTGCCTCTTCTGTTATTGAAAAGCCCATAGCCACAGTTTCGTGGTTATATCTTGAAGTAAATGACTCTTGTGCAGAATCATAAGAAATAGCAGAGCCTTCTGGCTTTACTGGGGCTGCCCCAAAACCAGATAACTTTACTTCTTCTTCAAAACTACGCTCTGAGTTTTCTACTTCATATATTTCAGTATGTTCATCTTCATACTTCTCATACTCTAATCCAAACAATGCGTTTAGACCCGGTAATAACTCCTTAAGGAGTTGCGCTCTTGAAATAGCCATATTACAACCTCCTTAAGCTGCGCCACTAGTTGATGTAAGCTGATGATAATTGAATTTACAAACCAATATTGGAAAGTTACTTCCTTTTTCATCACCTAAGTCACCGCCTAGATAGTCTATTATTTTAATACCATCACCTGCATTTGTAGATATTTCAGAAGCGTCTAATGAAACACGGGAAATGCCCAATGTTGTATTTGCGGTTCCTTGAACTACAGGTGCGTTTTTACCATAGATGTCTCTTGCATTAGAAAATGCTCCATCCGCCTGTATTGTAAATAATACGTTTGGATCATCTACCACATACGCCATAGCATCAGATGCTACAGTGCTTGCTGGAAAGTGCTGACTAAAAGTCAACTGATTAGTATTTGGATCTGTAAATCGGCAACCCATGAAAATACCACATAAGTCAGTTGCTGAACCATCCATAGTGCCTGTCATTTTTGCAATAGTAGTTGCATTACTGGCATTTACTAGCTGAACGATATCGCCCTTAACTATAGCTGTACTTTCACCAGATTTAATAGGATATTGTCTAAATACCTCTAATGAACCTGTGTCGAATCTACCGATAGGGTTTAATCCAAATGGTGCTGCTGTGCTGCTCATTTTTACCTCTTCGGTTAATTTGTTAATATTTATTACGAAGTGCGTGTGCTTTTCTCTGGTCTGAGTACTGGCATACGGGGGTCGGATTCCTTCATGTAACTATTGTCAACAGCCTGCATCTGTGAAGACGCTTGGTTTTGTTGATAGTCCCTTCTGGCATCCATGTTTTCTGTTGAGTTCTTGCAAAGTAACAATCCTCCAACCTCTACATTACCTTTGAATTTGGAATCAACGTCAGACATGATCTTCAACTCTGGATGATCTTCTAACTTTACAGGCTCCCAGCCTTCACGAAATTTTGATGACACATTTGTCATATCAGACTGTCCAAGGGCAGATGTGCGAATCCATCGGAACTCCACACCTTCTTGAGGCGTTGGATCAGGTAAAGCTGACGGTCTTTGCCATGTTGCCTTACGTTCTGATTTTTCTCTTGTGTCTTCTGTGCGTGAATCTCTATTAGCCATTTAATGATTCCTTCAATAATTGTTGCGCATATTGTTCAGGGGTAAGCCCAAGCCTCTTTGCGAGAGAGATCTGGGTAGAGGTTAATTGCACCTTGCGTGGTTTTTTTGCACTTCGATTAACCGGGGCAACCACGTTACCAGCAGTGCGTTGAGGTGCTTCTACCTCTTCTGTCTCAACACTCTGCTTGTCTTCCTTATCATCTGATGTGAAATAGCTTGGGAACGCTTTTCTAAGCGAGCTATCCACTCTTTGATAATACTCATCTGGTTCTAACAATGGATTAATGCCTGCTTTTACTAACTTAGCATGAATACCATGAGCGTATCCTGTCATCTCTTCATATCCATCTTTGTTAAACCAATCATTTCTTTCAAGCCATTCTTTATCTTTTCCGGTTGGCTCTTTAACTTTTGGGGTAGCCGATTCCTGTGGAGGAACATCAGAAATCGGCTGGGTTCTTACCTGTGGTTTATAATTATCAACTCTATATTTTTCATTCTGTATATTACTTAATTTTTCTTGTGCCTCTACCAATTTATCAGGATCACCTGACTCATAGGCTTCTTTGTATTCTTGTTTTGCTTTTGCAAGCTGCGCATCAACCCTGCCTTTTGCTTGCTCTACAAGAACACTTTCCCCATCGTCTAGGGTTTTTCTTAACTTTTTATTTTCTTCTACGAGTCTCTGTGCATGAGCTACAGCCTCATCACTTGTTCTTTTGGCTTCTTCTTTTTGTCTTCTTTCTTCGTGATACTCGTATTTAAGTTGCTTAATTCTTTTTTGTACATCACCTTTATATCCCCTTATCTCATCCTCATCGGGTATATCAGGCTCTGTGTTCTCTGCTCTTTTTGGTCTATTTCTGTCTTGTTCAGGTGTATCGTCTATAACCTCAACCTCAACAGGATCTTGATTTAATGCTATAGGCTGTTCTTTTGTCTGCTCTATATTATCGTCTATCTGAACTTCTTGTTCTAATTTTTCTGCTGTATTTTCCATTATGCCCTCGTATATTCTCTAGGATCATCAACGACAGCCTCTACTGTGTCATCGTTAATTAGTCTAAATTCTTCGCCTCTTAGTTTAAATCTTGTCCCAGAATAAGATCTGAAAATAACAAAATCACCTTCTTTACAGTATGGTCCATCAGGAAACTTCTCTGCATCTTTGTACGCAGCTTCTCCCAATGCGATAACCAAACCTATAATAGATGCAGTCTGTTCTAATCCTTTTAACTTATCTGGAATAATAACACCACCTTGAGTTTTTTCTTCTAACTTAGGTATTGCTATTAATAATTTATAACCTTTTGGCTCTGGTAATTTACGAGTGGTATCTTCGTCTAGTTCAATCTTTTCTGCAGAGTACATCTCTGATCCTTTTGCAGTGATTTAGGTTCACAGTCACCTTGCAGGCTTTAACGCCTGAATATCGTTATTTTAAATATACACAACTATTGACAAGTTGGGAACCCCTAATCGTCAATAAATCTTTTTTCAGTCTCTTGCAACAGTTCTCTAGCAATGGACAATCCTTCGATTTTTCCGACAAGTCTTTGATATTCCTCGAAATTACTAGGTCTGCCGGATGATAAATGGTCAGTGACAGCATCCATTTCCTCCTGTATTTTTTTTATTACAGGTGTGTATATAGTTTCATTTCTACTCATTCTGTAACTGCTTTGCTGCTTCCATCACCAACTTTGCTTCTTCTTTTTGATCTTTAGAAGCATCTGTTGCCAACTTAGCTGCAATCCTCACACCTTCTCTTCTATCTTCTGATTCTAATCTTTCTGTTTGAATTTTTTCATTGTTTTTTGCTTTCATCGCATCAAGTTCTAATTTAGCTAAATCCATTTGTTTTTTATGTTCTAGCTCGTCTTCTTTAATTTTTAGTTCTCTTTGCTGTATTTGGGTCAAAGGATCTTGTTGTTGCTTTAGAGCCTCTTGCTGTTGCATTTCTGCAGTGTTTTGCTGCAATAGCTTTTCCGCAGCTTGCGCAGTAATTCTTGAAAGCTCTTCTTCTGTATCTTCTGGGAGTGGCTTTTCCTCGTTAGGCATTGCGACACCAAGATTCTTTTCTATTTCTTTTCTATACTGAAATGCCACATGCTCTGTAATATGTGCTGACAAGGCTGCCTGTATGGCTCCTGCAAAAGGCGATTGCCCTACAATCTCTTTAATTTTTGGGTCGTTTGCTGCTGCCATGTGAACCTTAATGTGTGCCTCGTGATCTTGATACTTAAACGCTTTTACTGGCTCTTGTTTTAACATTGCCATGTTCTCTGTTACTGGATCTGATGGTTTAATATCATCTGGTAACTTAATGATTTCTTTAGCGTCTTGTATTCCAAGAACTTCTAACATCTGTCTGTGAAGTTTGCCCATATCATAAAGCTGTGGCGCTTGTTGCGCTAACTGAAGAGCAGCCTGATATTGCATTACCCTTTGTGACATTGTGGCTGCATTAGGATCTGACACAGGTATAACATCAACTCTGTCATCAAAATCTTTTGTTCTATCAAAGTCACCCTCCATCTCATAAGCGTATACGCTGCCCATGTAGTCACGAATAACATTTGATAATAATCTTAACTCATTTTTTAAGGCTGCGTGTAGCCTAGCCTGAACGCCAGACATAACTTTCATGGATCTTTCCATGAGAGCAAGAGTTGTTCCTACTGGCGCTTGGGCGTTGATGTCTCCGACTTGTATATCTGCAACGGAGCCAATCCTTCTCCCCTCATCAACGATATTTCCGAGCAACTGGTACAAGACCGAGCTTGGTTCTTTGTAAGGTATGAAAGTAATAGCATCACGAATTGCACCACCCGGGACATCAACGTCACGGAACTCACCCGGCATGAGAGGTGAATCATCCCCTTTGATACGAAGACCCCTAGCTTTAAGACCAGCCGGTAAATTAGAGAGCGTACCTGCATCGATGAGTTGTCTGAGTATTGAGGTTGCGCTTTTTGCGAGTCCCCCGATGAGGTGTATAAGTCCTGTACCGTAAAAGCCCAACCCGGGGAGGTACCTATAGTGGACAAAGTATTGTCGCTTTCTTTTCTTTTTATCGTCTTCATAATAATTTCTCCTTATAGACAAAATAGTTCTTGAAGATTTATCTAGTGTGATAACGTATGGTCTAGCTATGCCGTCTTCTTCTTCAAACGGTTCTGGCATTTCCATCTCTACATGCATTTCAAGAAGTGTGTGTCTATCGTCATCTTCTATCGTAGCTGACTCTCCGTCTAGCTCGTCATACTTTTCTTGTATGTCCGACATGTCTGGCTCAGGGTCAGGTAATTCTATATCTCTGTAAAATCCATTATCTTGAAGTTTTGCTATGTCGTTTGCTGATTTTTTCATAACATGAGTATATCTCTCACATGTCATAAGATCAGAGGCACCATAAGAAACAACAAAGTCCTCTGCTGGTACAAACATTGCACACGGCCTTTCCATGATTGGATCATAGTAAACTTTTTTAAATGCAGATCCTGCCAAAGGTAACTTAAATAACATCTGCTCTGTTTCATCACGATACTCTGTCATTTCTTCTGTAAGCAGGTAATTCATCTCATTTTCTACTCGTGCAGCCTGCTCTGTCTTCTCAACAGACATCTTGCCAACTATCTTTGTTCTAACTGGACCTGATGCAGGAAATATCTCTCCCATTGCCTGTGCTTGAAATCTAACTATCGATTCTGTAAGTATTGGGTGAAAGACACCGGATGAACCTGCCCAAGGCTGTTGTCTTTCTTCTATCTTCATACCA